TGTCAATGGCGTACTCTGATAATCAATTGTAGCAGATGCGATATCACTATCCATTGAACCGGCAGCAACTTGTGCATAAATCGTCTTTTCTCCAAAACCATCAGACAGCTTATATTCGACTATATTTTCGGCCGGTATATCTTGCCAAGTAGCAGATTCCATATCCGAGCTTTCACTAATGCGATAACGGGTAGCCGCACCTGTATAAGTTAATTTTACGGAAACAATTTGCTCGCGAGTTGATGATACACCGTCATTGATAGAGATGGAAACTAAAGTGATCGGATCGTCATTTATACTATCCGATTTATACTTCCCTAAAAACGAGCCGGTCGGTGCTACTGTACCAAACCAATTCTTATATCCACGAAAATCAAAGTGGAAATTATTACCACTTCCGGTTTGTATCAATTCACTGTCCGCCGCAATTTGAAAGTTTCCATTAGCACTGTCAGCAATCTTATATGAATCCAATTCAACAAAATCTATCACTTTTCTGTTAAGAGCAAGGTTTCCAGAAGCCTGAGATTCCCACTGAGCGATTGTTGCATTAGTCATGTTACCGAATAATGCATCTTTATATACTATGATATTATCTTCAAAGTATAAACCTGTCATCTGCACAGTGTTACGACCATTAACGCCAACACCATTGCAAAGTATCACATTATTATGAACATACATCTTTATGATATCATTAGTATCATCTCCATTTGGATTTTGTTCGGGGCAGTCTTTCATAAAAAGAAATTGAATACCCGGTTGTCCGGATGGACAATCATAGACAATATTATTAAAAACATCCAAATCCCCCAATGGGCCTATCTGTAATCCTGGTCCATTGAATTTATGTATAATATTGTTATAGCACTTTCCAGATATGGACTGAATAGACATGCCAGAAGCCTGATCTTTCTCTCCACGCCATGCTGCATTATATAGTTCATTGTAGCAGACTTCCGCCCCACGAGCGTTTGACAATTGCATTCCGTCATATCCATTATTTTCCAACAATAGACGATAAATACGTGTATTAGTCAATGCATGAGCACGATATTGTACCGTCTCACCATCACTGTTTGTTCCTGTTCTGGTTTCCGGAGTAAAGTAGCCGATATAAAAGCCCTCGCCCAATGTATCATGTATATGACAATGATGCAATAACAGGTTATCCATTTCCCAATTTCCAAACCAAAACCAAGGACGGCTAGGATCAGGATCGGTCTTTGCCATTATTCCTGTAAAATCACAATCAGATAATTCCAACTCCAACAATTCTATTTCAGCTGTTCCATTAGTTAAAAAGACACAAGTCTCCGCAAACAAATCAAGACTATATCTATGTACATGAATACCCTTAGAGATATTCTTATATCCTCTTCCATCAATTACTATATTGCGGCAGTTATTATCAAAGCTCACTCCACCATAATAGCAAAATGGCACTTCGTATGGGAAATTCTGATTGATCGTAATTATCAACGGATTTTCCCATGTAAAATTAGGTGTACCATTTTCATTAGAGATAGAAATAGGATTATTTCCTTTAAACAATAGCCTGCGTGCATATCCCGGATCCGGCTCATTCGGATCGTTCAGTAACACAAGTGTCGTCCCCGCTGGAAGAACACTTATATCAATAGCGTCATAATAACAAGTTCCATTTTGTTCGCCGGACGGTATGGCAAGTTCAGCATAACTAAGGCCATTACCGGTATTTTCCCAAAGCCGGATATAAAAATTAATCTTAATCTTACCACTATAAGTTGTATACGCAGTAGTTGCCAGAATATCCCTATAACCACTTTCACGGTCAGCCGGCTCATTAGCCAGTCGTGGAGTTACTGTTATGATCTTATTAATCCGTTTGCTGAACATCTTTCCCGTAGCCGTATCTATAACATCTATTTCCAGGTCATATATACCACGCTCAGTTGCTTGTGAAACAAAAAAATCAACATATTCAAATCCATCATCCTGCACAGTGTTGGTAAATGTAAATGCAGGCATCCATTCATTTTCTTTATATATTCTGGCAATAACGGTATGCGCACCGGTATATCCATTTTCCGGGTATATCATTATACGAGAAATCTCATTGTCTGTACGAATGATCTCATTGCTGACTTTTATATCAAAGTATGGCAAGTTTTGTGTAGTCATCGCATATACAGTCTTTAATACATCTGTCGAGAAGGCAAAGTTTTTACCCGTAAACTTTTGTTGCAATTCTCCTGTACCGGTAATGGTCACAGTCTGACTATCCTTGTCATGAAGAAGATTACCAGTTACCGTTGTTGTGTGTCCGTCACCATTCTGGATTTGCCATTCAGAAGTTTGTCCCCATTTGGTTGTGGCATCTATCCGGATATCCTGACCTACAATCGGAAAATAATTATCTATTATAGTTTTTGCCAATACTTTTCCGATAGATACTTTTAATATATTGCTATAGCTTTCCTTCATAATCAATCTATATTAATGGTATATACTTCATCAGCCTGATATTCTTCGTTCGAATCCAATTCCGGATAAGTGTGTAACAACGCATATTTACCGACTGCCAATAATTGATGCTGTTGCCCGATAACACTAAATCTTACGATCCAAGCACGGTTTAACGTGTTATGAATCAAAAGTAATATACTGTCAGCTATAGCATTATATTGAACAGAACTATTAAAACCAGCCACGAGAGTAAGGTCTTCACCGGTATAACCCGATGTAGTATCTGCCAATTCATCGATTGCCATTCCATGAAGATTATAGCATCCACGACTATTGTTGCCTGTGGAAAGCTTTCTTTTATATTCAAAATCGATTTCAGGAACATCAGCATTATTAGCTGGATAATCCGCATCATATTCGTCTGTTATTGCGTATGTATTTCCTCCATTTTCAATATCAAGTAACTTATAAGACTTGAAAATAAGAGTGGTATTATCGTCATATCCTGCATTTCGTAAATAATTCAAAGACCGGCTATTGCTGCCTGTTATTGTAATACTATCAGAAATTTCATCAGGATTAGATACAGCAACTATTTCACCGTATGTCTGCCCCGTATCTGCATCTCTGATAGAAACTTTGAACAGATTATATCCCATTGACAGACTGCCTACAGTCTTAAAGTTGAAAATATTAAATTTACCGGTGGTAAGTGACGGATCGGGATCAACAACAATATTATTGTATATCTTCACATTTCTGGTATCAGCCTGATTAAAGCGACAAATATATTGGAGATAGTCATTTCCTCCCATCCATAATGTATTGTTTGCACTTACAAAATTCTCAATATCAGAAGAAGAATAAAAACATTCATGTATCCAACCAAAAAGAGGACTATTAAGCATGTTCACTATAAGGTTCTCTTCAAGTATAAAGTTCTTTATAACCGAATTGGAAGACATTTCAATACAACGGGCACCACCATGAAGATTGTTACGCCTAAGTACTATATTATCGATATTGGAAATATAAGCCAAACTTTCGCGGAAAGTACTACCATCAAGTTCGTTATCCTCCATAATTATATAGTATCCATTTGTAACATTGAAGAAACCGGCATGCGATACTGCACCACTACGGAATTTTCCGGAAATATTGTTTTTCACAAATACAGCCAGACGAGAATCATTCATATTGATCACCATACCGGCATTGTTCATAAATATACATCCGTAGAAATAGACATTTTCCGTATACTTGGTACTTATTGTATAAGTGGAGCAAGTAGCATTGTTCGTCGTTGATATACCGTTAAACTTACACCTGTCTACGTATAAATTACGACAATATGAATTCATATTGCCAACAAGCATCACCGCAGCGATTTCATCAGGTGTATTTCCATCAATATAATTACAAAAATTAATGAATGAGATATTTTTAAGCAATATATTATCCACATTTTTAAACATAAATCCGCCAAGACTAGCACAATCATACGTTAGCATATCCGCACCGTCAATCGTAAGCGTGTACATACTTCCCTTATTCCATTCTTTAAGCACCGCAAGATGTATACGTTCATTACGCAACTTATTTTCATCATTTGACAAGCGTCTCTCTTTCGCTACCTTAACGCATGACAGAGTAATATTTTCCGTTAATCCATTTGGATAGTCAGACTTAATAGCATTGAGTGCCACATGTGTAGATGAATAATATGTATCCGGTTTGTCGCTGCGGATTAAAAAATCCGTAGGATTTTCATCCGCAATTACTTCCATCCATACATACATTGTGTGGTTAGCGTTTATATTTTCAAATGTATAATTATCAATAGCTCCTTGACTCACTTGGTCTACATTCAGTTGCTGTACCTGATATCCATCTTCTGCCACAATATTTATCGTTACAGTTCCTCCGGCATTGGCTTCTACGACATATTTACTGCTATCCGCTGACGAGGTTATACTTATAACATTTCCTGTAGCAGTTACGGTACATTGACCAATATTGGATGGATTGATACCTACTGTAATAGAGTAAGTCTCTTTTTCTTCCGGGCTTTCCTTACCTGATATATCATTATATTGCGGTTCGATACCACAAGTAATATTAAACAACTGACTATCCTCGATAACTTGAGACATTTCCGGTACCGAGTTTTCTGACCGTACAAAGCCGGTATCTTTCACAATAAATTTAGAAAGACACAATATCCGGTTCAAGTGCCGGCCATACCAATAAGGAACTCCACAAGCGTCACCAATAGTAAGCACATATGAATCATAAGGAACAGAATACAGATTTTTAATTTCCTGCCATTGATTGCGATATTGTTCATTCTCTAGCTTAGGAGTATAGCCGTTCGGCTTAAAGCCCGCCTCAACACGCCAATCAAATATAACCTGTGTGTCTCCGATCCAAAAGATATTATTAAAAACCGAGTTATTATCTTTATGGGAATATTTGATAAGCGTTGTCCTTTCCAATAATTCAGAAGAAGAAGACACGCAGAAAGGTTCGGAAAGGATACCATTTACATTAACCTTATAATCACTGTCAGGCAATCCGGTCAATACGGCATAATGCATCACAACCTCAGAATTCTGGTTGTATGTCGAAAGACTAATACTGGTGGAAGTATCGTTGATTAAATCGATAAGCGTGGCTGATACGCTCTCGCCTACATTAGCAAATATCTGCAAGTGAATATTGTCACCTGTATAAAACTTCTGTATATAATCTACTTCAATCCCAAACTTGTCCTTTATTGGGTTAAAGAACAACGGGCAAACGTCGCCAATCCTAACCATGTCCTTACGTCCTTTTTTGAGAAGCAGGCTCCTTCACCTGCATATTGCAAATATACTAATTTAATCTTGATATACAATCGTACAACCGCTATTCGATACTTTTTATTATTAAAGTGTACTTAACAGCTTCCGATTTTCCATAATTGAAATCAGACTTACTTATATAACCTTTATAAACCTCTCCATGGTGAGTTAGAGAGATGTAGCCTTTTAAGTCTACAGGAACATCAACATCACCGGTTTCCACGCTGACTTCACCTATTGTAAAGTCTGATTCATTTATAGGGATATCCTCAGTTTCAGCAACACCATTAATAACAATATCACTATTACCATTGGACGATGCGAATGCAAGTAAAGAGGCACTTACACCTATATATTTTTTATTCGCCTCAATCATAAATCTTGGTGCATACATCACATTAAACATACTCTCAGGAGATATAACTCCTGTTATCGAATAGTTTCCACCTCTAATCAATTTATATTCCCCTCCGCTAACCGATGCTCCTACAAAGAATATATCATTATCACTATCACTATCCGTTGTATCCTCTCCTCGTTTGGCTGCAAGGAATTCAATGCCATAAGCATCAGCACGATAAGGGCTTATGAGGTCCAATACGTTATCCGTAAGTGTGTGACCGGTAGTATATTCATTCGTAAAACGAAACTCATCCCTACCATTAACACTATCATAATCCTGCTTATCGTATCCGGCCTTTACATTTGCATAGATAAGTGATGCATTCACCGAATAGGTAAAATCATTCCATTGATCCGCCAGGTCTTTGATCTCTACATCAGTGAATAAACTATCTCTATGAACAAAAGACACTTTATTGTCATTTATAACAGGAACAAAACCAAACTCGGCCTCCATCCATTTAGTAAACTTTGTATAGCTGGTATATATCTTTGCTTTTTCCAACCCACGGATACTTTCGGCTGCAACAATAAGAGAATTATCCAATCTACTATCAACTCCAGAAGCGATTTCGCAAGTTACTCCTTCCTTTTCACCATTGATCGACTTTAATAAACGATTTAAGAGAGATATTGGTCTAACGACGTCAATAGATATTGTCTCATCTCGTCCCATAAATGATATATTGATATATCTTGGATCTGCAACCGGATAAGCAAAATCAAATCTTGTGGCTCCTATTGCAGTTAAAACGAAAAATAACATATCACCATTTGCCATCTTTATGTCAATCCCTTCATCCGGTGTTTTCATAGCGAAATAATTATCATTTACAGGTATTACTACGCGTAATATATCTTTATAACTTGTACCATCATAATGACGTAAGATTACATTTGAAAGACCTCTACCACCAAAGGTTCTAACAACAAGGTCAAATTTTATATTTACCGTTGTGAAAGTCCGTAAACATTTCAAGAAAAAGGCAGCAGGCGGTGTAGTATCAGAGTATGGTATATTATTGTTTTGCTCTTCATCATATACTTCTACTACATTCTTATTCTGTATATCCGGCGTTACAATATAAAGGGGAAGACTGCTGCTATAATCTTCTGAGTTTTGAGGAACATCTACATATGTATGCATTACCACTTCACTTTCGACTTCATTCTCGCCTGTAATTGTATAATTAACCTGATTATGCATTTGCAAACGATCATATAACAATCTCTTTTCTTCCTTTAATTCACCAACCGGATATTCATACTGCGTTCCCTTATTCGCCTTGATAAGAGCCGCCAAGCTATCATCAACTGCGTTAATACTGATTATGCTCCCATCGTCACTGAATGTAGAAAAATCAAGCGCACAACGGAACCGCTCATTCCAAGTCCATGAGTTATTGCGCGTATAAAATACAATGGATGCAGACGCATCTATATAAGCTTTCCTGTATTCTCCCTTCAGTAGAGAATACCCCGACCCGGCAAACTGAAACTTCGTGGAGAAGGATCTAATCACACCGTCATAATTATCACGCTTAAAAGACAATTTCACATCGTCCCAATTGGACAGATCATCGGTTACATCATAAGCATAGCCACCGACCAATAACTCACATTTATACATACTATTTCTTTTTAAGTGAACGCAACATTGCCTGTGTCTCTTCGCATACCTTCTTTACCATATAGGCATATTCCTTTGCAGAAAGCTTGTGTATGTCGATGTGCATTTTAAAATGCTCCATCAACATAATTCTCTCCCTAGTAAAGTAGTCTTTACTCATTGCCGGCTTAAGCTCTTCCGGCCGGCTATCCCTTAGTTTCTCAAGCCTATATTGAGATGTGGACAAAATAGAAGCTACACGTTGGCGAATTCTAGCCTTATCCTTGGCGGGTATCTTAAATCCGAATCTTACAAGCGTCTTACTTACTTGTTCGAACTTGCCTTCCGAAATGAGATATTCACAAACCCTCATACACTCTATTTTAAGTTCACAGTTGAGCATTTCATTCTGCTTTGTTATTTCCGCTATCGCAGAACGCCCTCCTACTATTTCTGAGTATTCGGCAAGCAAGCGTTCGGCAATTGCTATTGTATCAGCCTCAGCAAGCTCGCCATCGGAAACTTTAGTCAGATTTCCCATGAACACTTCTATAAAGCGAGACATGGGGATTTTATCTAAATCGTCGTATATCATGATTAAGCATTTATTTATAGTTATATCTTGTAACATTAATCATCTTAAGAATTTCTTTCCTACCAATCCCTGTTATTCTCCGGTGGTAGATTATTCTGCCATTATCAAGACATTCTTGTTTAATATCAAACCACCCCAATTCTGAATATTTTGTATATGGAACCCAAGTTTGGTTAACTTTATACTGAATGCCTAAGACCTTCAATTTATTATTCAACTCAATGGCAGACTTTAGACCTAATTCCTTAGCTATTTCCGTACAAGTGTATGTCTTATTTACATGAGTAAGTATTGCTACCTGCTTTTCTGCCTCAACACGAGCTGAACGCTCTTCTTTCAACTTCGTAAGCAATTCAATTCCAAAATCCGGATTATTTAGAATTTGGTCAATCACATTGTCAGTGGCATATATGCCATGTTTACGGATAGAAGGTAATACCTCATCGCACACCCAATCTTGAAACTTTTCGGCATCAGGGAGATTACTTCTCATTATCAAACGAAACACATCCTTTTCTGGAATGTATATCATATTAGTGCCTCCAATACCATTAGCATGTTCGTGATACACGATTTCGCCTGATTTACAATGCCTTGAAATAGCATCAGATGTATTAGAATATCCTAATGATGTTGCTACATCCTTTGCACAAAATAAAGGCTCACCACTTTCGCTCATAGTAATTCGGACTTCTCCGAACTGCTCATTTTTAAAAATATGTATGTCTTTCATAACTTCGTTCTGCGCTCCTTCACGCAGTGTTTTAAATTAAAAGAAATGAAAGCCACCAAAGTGTCGCACGGTCCTGATGGCTTTCGGTAAATTAATTCGCCAATTAATTACCTTAGATTGTCCGATGGAGATAATCAAGCTCTCTTTGAACCGCCTCCTTCCTACGGGCCTTACTTAACTTGCGTACTTCATCTGTTAATATGCGGATCTCCTTTCTTAATTCAAGAGCACCGGTATCTACATTTACTGTGAAGGGAATGCCTTCGCGTTCTGCGTCCTGTGCCATCGCTCCCAAGTCCGATCTAAGAAGTGGACGAACAGAGATGTATTGCTCCAAATCAGGAACGACCGCTGCACCTTTAGGCAAGTCTACCAATGTAGGTATGGAAGGAGTGGCAAAGAGGCCCTTATTCGTTAAGATACCCTCTCGCCTACCCCCATCACCTACGATGGCTAAACCTCCGGGATGGTTGTCGGTTCCTTTGGCGTATTTGGGGATGGGCTGGGCAGCAATAATGGCTGTTTGTGCGGCTCCCATAACTCCTACTATGGCAGCAAGAACAAAATTTGGCAAAGCTTTAGTTACGGCAAGAGAAGTGGCAATAATTGATTGAACTATACTGTTGGCTTTCTCCCACTTAGCACTCTTCTCCTGCATCTGGGCTTTTTGCTTTTCCAATTCTTTCTCTTTGCGGGCTGTCCGTTCTTCAGCAGCACGCTTTCTGGCTTCCGCCTCCTCAGCTGAGATTGCACCTAATGTCTCTAAGTTTTCAATCTGCTCAATTTCTTTATCATGTGATTCTTGCAATGCTTCCTGTTCCTCTTCTATCCTTTCTATCCTGGAATCATACATATTACTCATGATCTCAGATACACCTTTTGATATGTTAGAAAAAGAATCCAGAATCAACTTAGCTCGATCTTCAGAGCTCATTTGATTCCACATCTTCTTAAACATATCAACTATGCTTGTAGTGGAACTATCAGCACTGGATACCATTTTGGATAGAGTTTCATTAAACACACTGAAAACGTCTGCCCATCCCCCCATAGTCTCGTCCGCAACTTCTTGCATATTGCGTAACGCAGAAATGAAGCCTTCAGACCATTGCTTTGTCTTCTCTCCATCTTCCGGATTAGCAAGAGAAACTGCTTCCAATTGAGCACGCAGATTATCTATCCGAATCTGTATTTTCTTAATCTCAGCCTCTGGAAGAACTCCTTGCGCGGCAACCAATTCAGCCTGAGCTTCAGCCAGCATTAACTCCAGCCTCAGCTTTGCAGCATCTCTCTGAATATTATATAAACCTTGCTGATATTCCTTTTCGTTTATCTCTCCTCTTTTATAGGCTTTCTCCAGAGCGTTAAGGCGCTGCTGGTTATTTATTTCTAATTGGGAAAGCTGCATCTCATTCTCTTGAGATAAGAGCTTTATTCGATCCTGAACATTGTTCTTTAGAATATCTTTAAATTTCTTATCATACAGTTCATTAACTTGCGCTTCATCCTCTCCCCTTTTTCGTGCCTCAGATATAGCAACTTCCCTCAATACTTCATTGAGCTGTAATTGCTTCTCCAACCTCAAATCAAGTTCCTGTTGGGAATTTCCTTCTATTATTTCAAGATCCCTCTTTAACCGGGATTGTTCCAACTGAGTATCATATTTCAAGTTGATATCCTCAATCTCTTTAGCTTCCAGTTGAGCATAGGTTTTCCTTAATTCAAGTTCCTTTTCCGATTCACCTTTAATAATGGATGCACGCTCTTGATATTTCGCCTTTACCTGTTCTATTTCTGAAATACGTTCAGCATCTATTGTCTTAGCCCTGGCCATAGCCAAAAGGTTATCTATCTTTTTTATATAATCCGCATACTTCTCTCTTTCTTTGGTAATTTGCTTGATTGTCTTTGTCTGATACACCATTAATTCCTCATCAGCTTTTTTTATGTCATTATTAGCCTTTAAGTAGGAATCAACGATACCTCTTGCCTCATCTTCAGACATTTTGCCTCTAATGGCAAATACCTTCTTCAACATGGTATCATAGTCATCTTCGGCCTTAGAGGAAGCATCCAGCGTTTTCTTTATATCTGAACGAATTGATTTTAAGGCGGTATCGGCACTGGTTTTCTGCTGTTGCCAGAAGTCAAAAGTACCTTCCTCTGGAACGTTGAATAATTTACTTATATCTAAAGAGGAGGTCAACTCTTTGTTTTTTCGATCTATAGCATCAATACCCTTTGCGTACTTATTTAATTCTTTATTAGTCTCTTCTATTTCATCATTTAAAATCTCAATTCTTCGTTTTTCTGAGTTAGTTAAATCTTCTGGATTTTCAACCCTTTCTTCTTTTTCTAATATTTCCTTTCTTCTTTGATAATTATCTGTCAATAAGCTATTATATTTACTTTGATATTCCAAACGCAGTCTTTCGTTCTCCGTAATCTTCTCCGAAATGGCTCTTGCTTGAGCCGTAGCAATAACTTGCTCTTTCAAATTTTTATAAGCTATATTAAGAGCATTGATGTTAACCCCTTCCTGCGTCAGCACGTTTGAGTATTCAGGGAATGTCTTTATCCATTGATTGCCAAGTGCAGCTAATTCCTTCCGGCTCAATGTTGTGTCACTTAATTTTTTATACAATATATCCAACTGAGCAATTTCTTTAGCACTATCAGAAATACCCTTTCTGCGAGCCTCAGCAAGATCTACCTCTGCCCTTGTCAATCTTATCGTTGCAGACTCTGCGTTGAACAGGCTACCAATCCATTCTATAATATCCTTACCATACATAGAAAGAACTGTAATGGCCAAAACTAATGCGGTTTGCCAACTGAATATCGAAGATACGACTTGCTTCCATACTGGAATACTAGAAATACCCGCTTTCTTAAATTCTTCATATTGGATTTTCGCCTTCTTTATTTCATCAGCAAGTATAGGAAGATTGTTGGATATAGCCAAGAAGAAAGTATTCCAGCCAATAGCTAAAGATGGCAATTCTCTTCCTATCTGTTGTACTGACACCTGTAATCCATTCCAATGAGAAGCATAGTTACCAACATTTCGTTGGTAGTTTCCCATTTGGGCATCAATGGACTTTAATTGGGTCTTGAGCTTGTCTATATCCTTAAGTAAGTTTACACCAAACTCACTATTACGATCAGTTTCAGATAGATCCTTAAATCTTTTCTCCAAGACCAGGAGAGACGCATTCATCTCATTGTAGCTACCGGTTAGAGATATTGCAACCATTGCATGATTCTTTAACCTGTTCGAATATGCCTGGTTCTGAGCTGATAATTCTCTTTCTGTTTGAAGAAGCTTTGTTTTCTGCTCAATATATTTTTGTTCGGTTACAATACCATTGTTATAGTCTCTATCCAGGTTCCTTAGTTCCTGTCTTATACCAGACAAATCCCTGGTATTTGAAATCAGCGTATTATTGAGCTTTTGTACTTCAGCATTGTAGCTTTTTACACTCGATAATATTCTATCATACTCTCCTCCTGCAATTCCAACATTCTTTGCTGCTTCTCCAATTGCCGCAGATGCACTTTGAGTTGCTTGCGCAGCCTGCTGTTGTGATTGAGAGGCAGAAGACGATGTCTGAGTTATTTTTTCTAAGGCAGAAGATGCTCTATCAAGACTTTCTGTTAGCTTATTAAACATAGACACCACATTGCTAGCATTAGATAGCTTCTGTAAACTTTTTCCTGATTCTACTAAAATCGCATTGAGTTCCTTTTGGAGCTTAGCGATTTTTGTTTCAGTCTCATAGAGTTCTTTAAGGATTGTATTACCGCCTTTAGCCTTTTCCTTTAGTTCGACATAACCAGTAACCTTTATTGTTACCTGTTGAGCTAGTTTTTCAGCAAAAGCAGCGTATTCGGCTTTTGCCAACATAATATCTTTTGTAAATCTATCAACTTGATCAAAAGCTTTTTCGCTAATAAAATCTGTTATTTTTAAGTCCTTTGCCATACGTCCATTGTTTAAGTAGCGTGCGACATTACCCGCTGGCGCAAATATAAATATACCCAGGTTACAAAAAAGTATATATTAATAATAAAATTTAGAGGAGAAGGATATTTTTTCCGTACAAAAGTGTACATAATTAGATTTAGGAGGGATAATCAAGAAAAGGAGATAAAAAAAACGGGGTGTTTGCCCCGCTAATCTCAATTACCAATGCGATAGAAATATTGATAAACTATCTATATCTTTAAATTCTTATATTTATTTCAAGATAATAATCCAAATCTTCTGAGTTCAAACTTACTTATTCGGGAATTATTTTTAATTTTATCACATACAGTTGACACATCTTCTTCAGTCAAGGAACCTAAATATGAACTTTTTAAAAGTTTTATTTTCTTCACAGTCTTAATCGAAGAACAATCTATATAGCTATCATATGAAAGAAAATCATAATCCTTTCCCTTTACAGGATGCTGCATCGCTTGAACTAAGGGTGGCAATTTCATATTAATATAAGAATTAAATATAACACCACCATAAGCATTACCTTTATTATCAAATCCAAGAACAACAAAATATTTGTCACGATTGGCATCACCCGGCTTTGGCGTTACACCATTAGCTTTATTCATCGTAATGCGGAATACATCTCCTATCTTAATTTCCGAAGGCTTCATTAAATTCTATCGATTCATTGATATATTTAATTAATCCATCACTTGCACCTCCATCACGAGCTATTTCTCCTGGATCAATGACATGCGGCCCCTTCTGCCTCCTCGCCTTTTCCCAACAATTTGTATGAGAAGTTTTTTCCAATTCCGCAAAATTCATCTTTCCATATTTAGAAATACATTCATCTAAAACTTCAATATCATATTTAGATAAATAATCTGCATCAGACTCACGTTTTGGTAATAAATAGTAGTCCACAACATGAATATCTTTTTTCATATCAGGAAGAACACTTTGCTGTCCTTTAATTGTATTATACAATTCTGTAGGAACAGGACCATGAGGAAGAGCACAGAATTTATCCGTTATCATTAATTGCCCCCATTCTACTAAACTACGCTGGTTGGCAAAGTACAATATTTTAAATAGATGATAATAATCTATACCCCCTGTTTTATTGAGGATATAAAGCACCACTTCTATAATTCTCTGTTTATCAAAGCTTGTCATCCTTATTATCTCCTTTCTTTTAAACTTTAACAAATAAAATCTTTTTAATTCAAAATAGATTTATCTGGTTCTTTCTCATCATCACACTAAAATACGAAATATTACTCTTGACAATCAAATAGAATTTCAAAAAAATCTTTCTTTGTAAGTCCCATATTACGAAGAGTGTTCTTTATAATAAATTCTGGAACGGGAGAAATATGAGTTTGAACAATTATTGGCCTTGTCAAATCACGCCTCGTCCACTTTTCATGTCCCCCTTCCGTAGATATATGCTTACAGCCTGCCTTACGTAAGAATTCACGAAATTCCGCCAATGGAACATTACTTAATTTCTGGGTATTCATATCAAGCAAAAGCAGGGATTCCTATATTCTCTGAATATTTCACATAATCTTTATTTTCCACAATATCCTTAAATTCCGGTATCTTATCCATCATTGCAGATATATCCGGAGACTTAATTTTCCGTTGCCTCTTGCTTTTTATATCCCAACCATGTTTTTTCAAATCAGCTACAAGCGTATTCTTTCGTATGCAATATTCCACATATATGCTCATACTCTGTTCAAAGGATTTTTTAGCTTCATTTTCATTCTCTCCATATCCTGACATATCAAGAGCAGGACAATATGCAATAAAGACATTATCCTCCCGGAAGAGATACACACCTACTTTAATGGTTATTTTAGTAGCACCGTCCTTAAATTCACCTTTAAACGAAAGATTACTCATAATTATAAAATCATTATATTAATTACACCATTAGCCTTATTCATTGTTATCATGAAACCTCTCCATCACAAACCATTTTTCCTCGTTTAATACCATCATATCTTCAAATATTAGAAAGCTATCTTTCGCATCAACCAACTTCAAAGGAATACCAACCATGAAGTATTCTCCAATCGCTAAGCAAAATTCATTCATATATTGATCTACCGGCATAGGAATAAGAACATCGGAATATTTCTTATACAGTAAATCCCACGCCTCGTTATATCTTAGCTGATAAATAGGCTGCAAATGTGGCTTCTCAGAAACATTCCGATTGTATTCATCAAGTAGAACATCTTCTAACTGCTTAAATTCTGAATATGCAGGATTCCTGTCGGCTCCATATGGATAAACAAATTCACTCATTTCTTTATTGTTATACATTAATTACTTTCTTCTATTGTTTCCAAAGGGCAATCTTCTGGTATAGAAGATTCGGTATCATTCAATAAGTAATACACTTTATTTCTGCCAAAGCAAACAGCTTTTAAAGCTTCATTCTTAACAGCAATCCTTTTATAAAAAGGGCAATTGCAGCACTTTTCTATTACTAATTTCTTCTTCATTCCTTTATAGTTATATGTTAATCTACTATCTTCACATACTCATTTTTGTCGATCCCGGCAGAACCGTCTACTCCATATTCAATTCTTGCGCCAGCAAGAATACGTTTCATTATTTCTACAGATGCGGCATAAGCATCTCCAATCGTTTTATAATTCTGATGCCCGATTGGATATTTACAATACCTGCGTCCTCCGTTAATACGGATGGATATACCGAAAACCTCTTCTCTGGTCTTCCTATTGTAATTCGGTTGCGTTCTGATATCCATACTTTTGTTCTTTATATTTTTGTTTAGTATGACATATACAAAGAAACACAATTATTCACTATGAATAAAATTATTAAGTAGAATTTTGTTCTTTATCTATTGCACACTTAAACTTTCCTCTTATCATATACCTTTGTTATACCAAAGGTATATTGTCTTTTAATATGCAAATATAGTCAATTATCTATGAAAGAACAACTAATCTAACATTATTAATATCAATTAAAAAACAAATAGAATAAAGATTAGGTTCAATAATAGGAACTAGAACAGGATTAATAATAGGAAAATAGGAATAATATTTGGAGCAGAAATTAGGCATCAAATTCAATCACTTGTTGGCAAAACAAATCCCCTAGAGCGAAGGAAGATCGCTGAAGGGGAATATTATTTATATCAATTACCTAATAAACCTATATTTTAGATAGGAAGAACATTAGGATATTTCCGGTAATACAATTTAGTCAACGTGGATTTAAGGCTGTTATAGTCTTTTATGAAACCCAAATCTATCCATTGGGCTATTTGCAATTCCAATTCATACAGTTCACGAATTTTAGCCTCATCACCAATCTTATTACGCATTTCTGATTCATGTTTGCCATAGACTATGATATTGAGTGATTTTGCCAAATCCTTAACCTTTTGCTTGAACAAATCGTCTGGCAAAATGGAACTGACAGCTTTACACATGGATGGATAAGCGTCTCCGGCAAGATTGCGAAATTTAATCATTTCATCTTGAACGAATTTCAACACTTTAACCTTAAATGCAGGATTTAACCACATGGCAAAATCTAAAAACATAAGAGGGGTCATATATGTACCTCCGTATTTTCCTCTTGTTACTATCACAATTGACTTTGGAAAATACTTATAATCAACGTCTTTTAAAATGCGGGAATTCCCGTCTTTAAATTCCGGCTCTTCCATAAGTGCCTTAACAAACTCCCTTGTCTCTTTCAGTCTAAGATAATCTCCAATCTTTTTAGTGTTATTTTTATTGGAGTTATTCCATTGATTAAGCAAACTTGTACAATCGAATTTACCATCAATTGTACGTTGACTCACTGTAAACTCGCCCATTTGGCGAATCATGATTTGGTTCGTTTTCATAATAAAGTCTTTTCGTTCGAGGACGTACCGCATTTCTTCATGCGGAGATAAAAAGGCAAAAGCCATGCAGGGGGTTGCGACCTACACAGCTTTCTATATCTTAATCCTCTGATTAATTCTAAATTTCATAAGTACAACCCAATGCTGGGCAAATATAATAATAATTTTCAAAAATAGCACTTTTAGAGCCGTTTTTACAGAATAATTATAATCTACCAATTAATCTTTTGTTGGCAAAATAAATCTTCTATAGCAAAGGGGATCGCTAAAGGGGAGTATTTTCATCTATTATAAAATATCTGTATCATTCCCATTTCTTCGTGCGTACCAGCATATATAATATCTTCATCATCTTTCTTTTGGGAAAACAACATCTTTTTGCCTTTTTCAAAATAACTATCAACGACTTGCTTTACGGCCTTATTATCAAGTTTTTCCTCCGAATATATAATTATATCTCCATCTAAATATTCTCTATAAATTTCTATACCAGAAATAGTACCTAATGGTTCCCAATTATCACGTTTTTGAAACGGTCGAGAAATTACAGGTACAACCTCTTGGTCATCTAAACTGATAGCCATCCCCTTCAAAGTGATAACTCCTACATACGTTTTTCTATCATCTGAAAGTTCTACCGATTCAAGATGCCTAAAATTTATAATACCATTTGCCTTATTCTTCTTCAAAAGCTTTATCATAGAAGATATTGCTTTTTTATAAGTAGGATGAATATACTTAGCTCCCTCATATCCACCATATTCTTTAATGGTTATAGACTGTTCCGCTTTATACGGGAATGATACAGAGTTAGATTCAGATATAAAAATACCTTCTTTCTGAAAATCTGAATAATCGATTACTGATATATCTTCCTTTGGTGAAGGAAGATAATAAATGCCACATGAAGTAAAAACCGCACAAGCACAAAACAACAAAAAAAATATTTTTCCCATATTATACTAATATTAAAGAGCTATAATCATTTCGCAAAAGAACACGACTTATTTAACTAATCAATAACGTATTATCTATGCAAATTATATATTAGACAGCAAAGTAGAAAGAATATCTATCTTTGTTTTAAATTTGTTAATTTTATTAACTTCCGGTTTGCTTAACCCTTTTATATTTATTCCACAATTTGGATTTTCACAATATTCTGATTCTGCAAGACTCCTATGTCCATTTTCACAAATAAATTTCATCTGTGCTTTACCCAATAACCCTCCTTTAGATAATTCTACAGTTCCAGTATTAGGCAAATTATCTAATTTATCAACAATTTGCTTCATGTATTCTAAATCTGTTTTAGTATAATAGTCTGGAGCTGTTTCAAGTAAAATTATAGCAACATGTAAATTTATATCTAAAAGTTCCAATATAGATTTTGCATCAAAGAGATTACCTTTCTGTATAATATCTATATATGCTTGATGTTTACTTAAATTGCATGAGTATATTATTGGAATAATTTCGTCTTTAGGATAGGCTAATAATACTCTTTCTAAATCTTTTGTTTCTTCAGCAAATGGCAGTGAAGCGTGACATGATGAATATCTTTCTAACAACTTAGAAATGATTTCTGTCTGTGGATTTTCTAATAAAAAATCAACCCATTCATGAGACAGAGATATATTACTATTAATACTATCAACAATAGTTCTTCTATATATTTCCTTCTCTAAATCAAATCTGGATACAAATTCAGCCTTATAATCAGTATAAATCTCATCCTCTGGGCAATCAATAACACAAGCGGTTCCAGAAACAGAAACCATAAACATTGATTTATCTTTTCCTGAAATTTCGTCAAAGTCAACTTTAAAACCGATAATACAATTAGCACCAATGTTCAAAGCTTTTTGCTTCAATTCTTTGGATGCTTCATCATATATTATTTCTAGCTTCTTTTTGTATGAATCAGAACGACCACCGAAAAAATCCGTAAAAGATGCTGCAAAATCAGAAAATACATTAGTACCAATCACAATATTTGAACAAATTGCTCCAATATATTTTTTTATAGGAGTTCCCTCGATATTATTAGTAGTAGAAATAAGGAATTTGCCTTTCATATTCATCTGTGTTTTACCGTTAATATTAATCACAAATTAACAAGTTAACACACAGAAAAACAAATTTATTTTCGTTTTTCTTTGATATCATCTATAAAATCTTTAGACTGACCGATCTGTAGGTTTTAAATAATATGACTTTGTTATGTTTGAAATTGCAATTTGTATTTGATTACATATGTAAATCCACTATATTTAGTACACAACTCCTTCGTACTCTCCTCGTACCTCCTTCGCTGTTTTCATTATTGTATAGAAGCGAAGAAAGAGCAAATCTGATAAGAATATAATTACTTCTTAAATCTAAATTATTTTGCGAAGCTTATTGCTAATTCAACAAATATTTGTATATTTGCAGTGCTTAACATATTTATTAACCTACAAATGCAAGTCAAGCTTGCATTATTGCAAGCATTTTCTTATGCTTGTATTAAAAATATTGAGGTATTACTATACCCCCGTGTGGAACTGTAATGGAACCACAGCATTTGTAGGAATGTGTTAAGCAGCGGGAAAGGTGGTAATACCTCTTTTTGTTGTTTATGCTTAACAATAATTCCTACAATCAAAATCAGATGAATAACAGTAATCCGATTGTGACGTTATCCCACGAAACGGGAATCATTCTTTCTAAACAAAGTAGTGAAAGCGATATTAAACGCTATTTCAACAAAAGTGTTAGAGTTATCCAAAAACGGATGACCAATTTCCAATTAATTTGGAAGAAGTATATATGCTAGTATATTCCCGAAAGGAAGATGCAGCGAGGGCATTAATATCAGATAAGCAATTTATAGAAAACGTGGATTATAAAGTTTTACGCAGAAATGCGGAGCAAAAACAAAAACGGGGAGGCCACAATCGAATAAACTACCGACTAACCGTTCCCTACCTGGAATTCTTCATCACCCGCAAAGCGCGTCCAGTATTTGAGGTATACCGTCAAGTTTTCCACCATGCAATCAATCACAACTGTTGTAAATCCATTATATTTAGTACACACCTCCTTCGTACCCTCCTCGTACCTGCTTCGCTATTTTCATCATTGTATAGAAACGAAGAAAGAGCGAATCTGATAAGAATATAATTACTTCTTGACTCTATTTTTTTGCTAAGCTTATTGCTAATTCAACAAATATTTGTATATTTGCAACTGAACGTTACAACATAAAATTCTTGGGCAAAAACAGCGAATAATTTTTGTACAAGATATTGGAAGCCCTCTAAGGTGGCAGAAAGGAAACGATCTGCGACATCTATGCCCTGCGTATGTTGTGACGTTCACACCTACGGAGGGCTTCTTTTTATCACAATTCTTTGAGATATGACTGTCACAACGAATGAAATCTATTTGAACGGAAACAATAGTACCGTCCAAATTGCGTCGGCTCACGAAATGAGCAAAATAATGGTTTACGAGCATCCTTTGTTGGGTAAGGTTCGTATATTTACAGAAAATGGCAAAACTTGGTTCAACGGAACGGATATTGCCATTTCCTTAAAATATGAAAACCCACAAAAAGCAATTAGAGACCATTGTAAAGATCACGGGATAACAATTCGTTCAGGGGTGATAAAAACCGGCATGAAGAAAAATGGTACAGCCTACAATCAAATAGGTAATATGAAATTTATCAGTGAAGGAAACATTTACCGTTTGATCGTCAAAAGCCATATGCCGAAAGCTGATGAGTTTGAAAGTTGGGTATTTGACGACGTTGTTCCATCGGTAATCTAAAGTTATTCCGAGGATGTAAATTATCTGGGAATAACAGCATCTCCTGATACAACAAACGGGGGAAACTTAACATTATAATTTACAATACCAACAGCATTAATTTTTTTTGCTTCTTTATAAAGCCTATATTTCCCGTTAATCTCGGATAATTCTGAGGATAAATTTAATTTAATATGCTTTATCTTTTTGTATTTATCTTTGTTGTCAAACCCTTTGTTAAAGAAAAAATCATTATCACCTTCCATCTCTTTTTTTTGCGCTTCCGATTGCTCAGCCTCTTTTTCTTCGGCAGTTTTAGGATATTTAGATAATTGGGCTTCAAGCATTGCTATTTCTTTGTCTAAATCTTCAGACCTTACTTCTGCTTCTGCTTCTCGTTTTGCATAAATTTCTTTTTTATAATCCTCTTTAGTTTTTTCACCGCAAGAATAAAACAATGTGCAAGACACGATTGCCAATATAAATTTAATGTTTTTCATAACTACATATATTTACAATAAACAAAGAAAAGCATTTTAACTTTTACTTTCAATACATTTTAAAGAAATCTTCGTAATTTATACATCGTCTAAATAGCATAAAGTCTTTGTAGATTCAAATTTTGTTTGTACTTTTGCATTGCTACAATTCATATATTAATATGCCGATGGGATTTTTTATACCCATAAGGGAACTTATATTTTAAAAATATATATAGGCAAGCTGTATCCGTGTATTATCGCCCGTTGGCAATAATGAGTTGTAGCAAACTTGGATATATGCTTGCCTTTTTTATTTTAACAAATTTCACTACATGCTACAACTCAGTGAAAATTATTTGAACGGGAATAATAGTACCGTGCAAACAACGTCAGCTCACGAAACGAGCAAAGTCCAAGTTTTCAATTCCCCGATCTTTGGAAAAATCCGTGTTTCAACTGACAAAAACGGAGATCCTTTGTTTTGCCTTGTTGACATATGCACTTCTATCGGAATTGTAAATCATCGAAATGTCAAAAACAGACTGGACAAAGACGATGTCCATCAGGTGGACACCCCTACAGGTGGAGGTTCACAATCAATGGTTTACGTTACAGAAAGCGGAATGTATGATGTTATACTTCGTTCTGATTCTCCTAAAGCTAAACCTTTCAAAAAGTGGGTATCAGGAGATGTCCTTCCGACTATTCGTAAGACCGGTAGTTATTCTATCCAGCCTCAACACAACATCCCTCAAACCTACAGCGATGCCCTACTCCTTGCCGCAAACCAAGCCAGGCAGATAGAGAACCTGAAGGAAGAGAACCATCTGCTGGTATTAGAGAATAACAGTTACCGGGAAAAGGTGGAATTCGCAGACAGCATCATGCAGTCCAATAATTGCATTACCATTGGAGAGATGGCGAACATACTTAACCAGAACAAAATCTTCCGGAAAGGACGTAATGCACTTTATGGTGCACTCCGGCAAAAGGGTTATCTATTAAAAAGAGGTATAAGGTATAACCTTCCTACCCAGAAGTCCATATCGGAAGGGATTATGAGAGTGGCGGAAATTCCCTCCCATACCATAAGCGGGATCACCATCAACCGAAGTGCCGTTATCACTCCAAAGGGACAACAGTATTTCATTAAGATGTTCCGAAAGCTTAAAGGGGACAAACAATTCTCACTCAGCTTCTAAAGCTAAGAATCAGATGGTATATTGTAGTACGGAAAAAGCCGTACAGCCCCCTTTATACCCATTCGAGACCTATAACCAAGTATATTCATACTAAATTACATTGTCATGGAACGTCCACCTATAAAGTATATAGTCCAGATTGATAACATGTATCTGGCGGATCTTATGTTTTATTGGACCTATTACAATCAACCATGTACCCTTGTGCTCCTAAAGCCGAAGACAGAAGGATTGTCGGCGGTCAAGCTAATAATAGATAGTGACGAGGCCGCAAGCTTCCTCTTTCGGGTACAAGAGAAGACGGGATGCAGACTGCATATCAAAGATTAAATTATGATTGAAATCGCATTGTCTTTAGCATGCCTGTACGCAGGTTACAGGATGTTCAGAAAGAAAGGAGAACCTTTCTTCTATAACTAATATTACGAACAATAAAAAACGAACAATTATGAAAACGATAACAGATTTAAGCATCATTGCAGCAAAGATGAAAAGCATAAGAGAAAACATAGATACTCTTATGTGGAGGCTGGACGACCGGAATTCTTCGAATACCATAGATGTAAGAATCAGGCCTTATAAAAACATCGGTAATGAATTATCAGAAGTATTATCGGAATTAAGCGCATGCGGACACATAAAATTAAACGAAATAGACGAGAATTTGAAATTCAGAAGCTAATATTACAGGTAAACTAAAAAAACGAACAATTATGGAAATTTACAGAAAAGGTAAAATTACAGTAGATTCTGAAATGATCATGGAACAACTGCTTCTGAATTCAGAAGCGTGCGGAGTACTCTTCGAAAAAGTGAAGAGACTGGAAAAAATAGTTTGCAGCCGAAAGGAAGCAGAAAACTCTGAAGGCACAGGGAATGATACCGGACAAAACCCGTATATGAAAATAGTTACTAAAAACAAATATAAAAAGATACCACATAAACGATAAGCATTGTACAGCACGTTAAGGCTCCGGCCCAACGACTCGCAGCTACAATACGTCCCGCCAGCAATACGGCTGGCGGGAAGGTGGTGACAACATCCTTCACATGATTATTAAGACAGCCCCGGGCTTAGGCTTGGGGCTGTTTCACGTTCAAATGTTAAATATTCGACAAAGTAACATATTTGTTACTCATAAATTTGGATATAAGTAACAGATGTGTTACTTTTGCACTGTCAAACAAGAGGTCATTGATTTTTTTACATTAATTGCTTATGAAGTTTTCTGAACTGTATCAGCTACTGGAAAACAATGGGTGGAAAAAGGTAGAAGGAAAGAAACATAGTAAATATGTTCATCCTGATTATTCTAATTTCATTCCAGTAGGTAGACACCCTAGTAAAGAAGTTCCGAAAGGTACTTTAAATCAGATTTTAAAGAATGCGGGGTTGAAATAATACCCGCTTTCTTTTTTGATACAAATAAGCAATGCAGACAGGAAAAAGAAATGAGAAATGTACATATTCAGATCTAATTCAGGCAGTTCTACTTGTTTGAAGGGATTTTCCTGTCTGTATATGTACATTTCTCATTTTTTTGATATGATTTAAACTAAAAATAAAAAGGATTATTATGGCTACAAAGGTTATTAAGGCTATTATTGAAAAGGCTTCTGATGGTGGATACGGAATATATTGTCCGGACTTAGAAGAAATCTCCTTGTATGGATATGGCTTGACCGAAACGGAAGCCAAAGAGAACTTACAAGAAAATTTAGAAATGTTTATTGATGAAAGCGAAAATGAAAATATCATTAACGCATTGAACAAAGGAGATATCTCATTTGATTATCAATACGACATTTCCGGGTTCTTCAAAACTTATAATTTCTTTAATATTAGTGAACTTGCCAAAAGAATAGGCATTAACCCTTCACTAATGAGACGTTATAAACAAGGAATAACATTAGCATCTAAAGATCAGAAAAAGAAAATAGAACAAGAAATTCATATTTTAGCCAAAGAATTATGTGCAGTTCAGTTTTGAATACTTCAAAGCTTTTTGTTTGACAACAACCTGTACCGAATCCTTCCTGTTAATGGAAGGTGTTTTGAGAAAGCCCGAAATAAACATCGGGCTTTTTAAATATTAAAAATTGATATTTCTAAGCCCCTTCCACAAATTCCTTTAACCGATACAACCTATCAATAGCCGGATTGAAAAATGGATCCGGATAATGCTCTTTAATATCATAGATATTGGTTTGTACATAAATCTTAGAATCGGTGATACGTTCAGCTTCACTTAGTATAACCTCTTTGGGTAATTGTGCGGTTTCAGCCCATTTTATAATGGCTTTCACGCTTTCTTCATCATAATTATAATTTGCCATAGCTTTTATCTTTTTATTTTTCTATAAAATCCAACTTGTAGCCTAATGCATCAGCTATCTTACTCAGTAGATCGATGCCGGTACTATATCTTCCTGTTTCAATTCTGGCTATATTGCCAGGTGCAATATCTGTCAGCTCTGCAAGCTTGGCCTGCGATAGACCTTTGGACTTTCGGATTTCAGCTATACGCTTACCGATTCGTTCTCTGTCATTCATAATGTTTTTGCTACGTTTTTATCCTCCCATGTGCAATAATTACAATACCACTGGGCGGCAGGTTTCATAATCTCATTGATAATCATTTCACGATCCGCATCCTTGTCAAGAGTGGCACAGTAATACAACGCGGCTATCATTGGTTCTTTTATGCCGTATTGGTCAACATAAGAAAAATTATATGCCAAAACTCCTTCAGTAAGGAAAGGGACTTCTTTGTCAAATATCTCTATTATACTTGCAGAAGGAATATGTAATATTACTATTCGTCCATCAAGGATATTATCCTTTTCGTGCTCTGATCCATCAATAAAAGCGAAATCTGGTAAGGAGAGTTTTCGTAATTTTACCATTTTTATGCCCGTCATGCCGATAGCACAGCGTTAAATTAGTTCTTTTCTATCATCTTTGCTACTTGTGAACCTCCAGCATTAAACAAATCAATGGCTTGTTTTGCATTCATCTTTCTAATCTCAAAAGATCTGTAAGAAGTTGCAGGTTGATTAGTCTTTTTAGTAGTAAACACGGTAACTTCTCTTCTTGCTTGTTTCGCAAGGCCTGCTCCTGACAGCTTATTATAGCGTCTTTCGCAAATCATTTCTCTTAACTGATCAAGATTAACAATTTCTTTTGTTCCCATGTTGTTTGTAATTTCGATTAAAGTTTTCATAATCTATCGCCGCTTATCCGTTGCCGCCGGTTCTAATGATTTGATATGCAAATATACTATCATATTTGATAGTATACAAGTATTATGAAGATTATTTTGATGTGTTATATAACACAAAATTGGAAAGTTGATATTTATAGTAATTCCGGAACAATGCAATTTGTTCTATTTTTCTTATTCAAAAATTATCTGCCCCGTGTTTTTTCTGACCAAGCCACAATTTATTGTTCTATTTTTCTATACTATCTAAAAATACCATATATATTCAACAAAGACTCCGTTATATTTCTCTCCCCTTGGTACAAAGTTGAATGCACCATCTTTCTCATATAGTATATAAATGCGTCCTTCCATTTTAGCAGCCACCTTAGCAAGTGAACGCATGCGGGAAATATCCTCCATCCTCTTACGATTCTCACAGCCACAACTCATAGACCAAACTTTCTAAAGTAATCCTCCAGTCCCTTTTTTATAAAATTCTCCATAAAATGTCTTCTGGCATAAGAACTAAACCTGTATATGGCTTGCCCGTACTTTTGCTCAATGTCATTGCTAAAGCTCACTCCCCTACTCTCTATCCTTAATCCCTTATCAATAGGTACTGCGGTAATAGAATCGTGAAAATCTCCTCTGATTATTAAGTTAGGTGTTTCAGGAGATCTACGTATTCCAAACCATGTAACATCATATGGCGGTCTTATCTCCTCCTTCCATTTCATGTACCTTCGCGCATTTTTATAAAAACTGCCAGCTTCCTTTGTATTAAAGTAGGGATCATTAAGATAGGTAGGACGTAATGGTTTGTCATTGCCGTTAATACCGGCATTCAACTGTTCTCTTATATACGCTTCAAACATGTTCTTATTTTCATGCAAAAGCTTCTCCAACATAGGAACAAGTCCTTTGGAGAATTCCATATAATTGTCATATGCCTCAAGAAATGTTGCCATGGCATTTAAAAATAATCAGGGGAAACTTCACAGCTTCCCCCTCAAGTACTCAAAATCTAAAAATCACAGTTCATACTTGACACCTTTTATGTCGTCGTATATCTCAGCAAGCATTTTCTCCCTATCCTCTAACGGCCTGTCAAGAAAAAACAGATTCTTGTGCATTTCGATGAATTCCCTCTTCTTCATTTTCTTCACAAGATCATCATTGAAAGTCACATTCTCTACTTTCATGACCAGGCTTCTATACCGGTAATACCGTTGGCTTGCAGAATTGAGGGTTTGGCAAGCTTAACCGTGCCTGTAGCCGTAATTACTCCATCTTCATAGGAAACACCGGTTGCACCCGGGAGAACAGTTGCCGCCTTATCAGCTATAAGACTGCCATAATATTCGGTTACGTCAAGATTGCCATAGTGTTCTCTCAGTTTATACTTATTATCACCGTCAGCCTTTACCATCTCAACGTATACCAAACCTTTCAAAGCCTCAACTACATCAAAGTCACAGGCTTTAATATTTGCATTCTTAATGTACTTTTCATAGTCCTTAAACATGGTTGCAACCGTCAGGTTAGCTTCCGTACCGGATGAATCCCAATCCTGCCCTCCCGGATACACACCGGAAAGGGGAATACCGGCAAGTTCTCCCGTACCGTCGTTCATGCCATAGATAATATTATTCTCATCTACAAAGTAAGCGTCAAACGCCACATTCTTTGCGGCCATCAGATTTGCTTTTAAACTGAAATCGTAATCCGACAAAGTCCACACATCATTCTTTGCAGAATAGCTGGTTACTTTGGTAGGACCATAACCCAATGCGGAAGTCTGTGCCTCTCCACCGGAAGGAGCGTATTCCACGATTGTCTTTAGCGGGAATATTCGATCCGGTCTGTCTGCGTGACAAGCTTTTTCAAACTCCTCGGCAGAATATGTCTCCGGAAGCTTATGACCGTGAAGGGTCAAAATGATAGCTTTTATTTTTCCAGGATCAAGTACGCAAACGGAATTACCCGTATTGAATGTTGCCAGTCCCGGACATTTTCTAAAGTCTGTTGCCATAACATTTAATATCTTTAATTTTCAAATTCATTTGTTTTATCTCGATAGCATCGATAAAGTCGCTAAAGGGCTTCCCGTCCTCTCCTATCACTCCAACACGCCCATAACGGTAGTTTTCCGTATACAGATGAGGAATATTATCCTTAAACTCAACATCTATGGATCTGTCCTTCTTTATCTCCTCAATGAAGAGATCATAGATAGGTCGAAGTATCTGTTCAAACGATGTTCTTTCACGGTCTTCATTGGTATATTCCTTCAGGGTATTCACCATTATAATAAACTCCAAAGAAACCGTTCTTTTAGGCGCAGTCCTATCTTCTGTAAACGGGGAATACAAGCAGATAATAGGGAATTTAAACTTGCAGGTAGAGGAAGATTTGCCCCATTCTGTCAATTGAGAACTTATATAAGCCCAATCACCAAACAGAAAAGACACGTTGCTCCCGTACTTCTCAGCCACACGCTTCACTACATCTTCAAATATCTTATTTATCGACCTCATACTCATATCCCCATACTATTAATCCGGCAAATCATGGAAGGATCAAACCTGACTCCTTCATACTCATCTGCCTGAAGCAATTGATACACTCTTTTATTCATATCTACCATATCATTCCAGGCTCTAATCTGGATAACCATCGGTGATACCGCATCATCATCTGCGGAGGTCACAGTACCTACTCTTGTGACGCTGTAATTTCCTTCCTTTATATACTTGAAGAAAATATAGCAGGCTATAGGACTATACTTTTCAGAAAGCAGAGCAAGGAGCTTTTCCCATTTATCAACATTATCTTCTTCTGAGTTAAGATAGTCTATGAATTCACTACACATATTTTCACCGAGTATCTTGCGAAGGTATTCACGCTCATATACCGTAATGTAATACTCTATTTTCTCACGTTCGGCATCTCTGGTCGTGGAAGGAGCACCAGTATCAGGACTCAGACCGATACTCAATAACCCGGTGAAATATGTATAGTCAATTATCATATTAATCTACCTTTTTGTCTTTCTTCATCAAATCTTCACAACCGGAAGTCTTAGCAGCAGCCATTACTTCTGCCGAATTCTCCACTACTCCCATCTTAGTCCATTTCATCGCAATGGGAAGAGAGACATAAGTCTCATCACCGGTTTTAAAAGCACCAAAGTTTTTGATGAACTTAACCGGATATAACTGAGAAAGGTCCATATAAATGACTCTCTCTTTGGATTGCTTACTGGCTATTTCATTTCTTTTCATTGTATACCTCCTTACGATGCTGATTTAGTGATTGCTGTGATTACATTCGCATAAGTATCCGTGACAAAGGCGGTCTTGTACTGTGCCTTAACATATGCGAGAAGTCTTTTTTCCATGACAACTGTCAGACGGTTATGAGTAAAATCGTCATTTTCCCAACCAAAGCTGATAGTAAGACCGACATAATCACGAATAAACAGATATCTGAAATCACCCATTGTAAATGAGCCGATTGCCACGTTAGGATCTTGTACAGCACGAAGACCGGAAATCAGCTCGTCACCGACTTTAAACGGACGGATGTAGTCGCCATTTTTGTTCTTCGTAAGCTGCATATTGGCATAATCTACCGGATTCATGCGCACCGCATTGGGAGAATACACCATATTACTTGTGCTGACAATCTGAGTATAAGCAGCCACAATAGCATCATACATATTAGGGGATTCTACTTCAAGACCGGTCAACGCAAATGCCGGGAAATCAGCAGCAACACCTTTAATTTTACCGTTTTGACCATCACCGTTCAAAATACCGTCTTCTTCCTTAGCATCCATTTTACTCAATCCTTCAGCTTGAAGTTCAGCAACTAGCTGAGGAATATCCTGCATTACCTCAGTGGTAATCTTGAAAGTAACAGCAACCTTTCCGGCTGTAATAGTCTTGTTATCAAGTTCCGCTTTGATGGCAGGTTTCAGTCCACCTTCCGGAACCCAACCGGCATCACCGGTAACATTCTTCAGCTCGGCATAGATAACCTGAGGAGTTGAAATTGAAGCCACATTAGACAACTCCCTCAACATGCTTCTACGTCTGGGAGCTACGGAGATATTAGGATCAATCGTAATTCCTCCGGCAACTACCCCACCACCGGAAGTAGTGGTGACTTGTGGATCAGCTTTCACAATCAGATCCACTTTCAAACCGCCGGCTTTCTTGATAGCCTCAACATCAACCTTTTTTGTCCCGTCTTTCTGTACCAAGAAATCTTTCAAATGCATCTCAAGTTGCTCATGCACACTCTTTACACGAAGTTCGCCATTAGCGGATACTTCTGTAGCTGCTTTCATCTTGAGGATACTTTCTTCAATATCAGAAATCTTTTCCTCAAAAGTTTTCTTATCTACAGCAGCGGCATTTTTCTTTTTGAACTCATTGACAGATTGCATGGCGGTTTTGATTGACTCACGCAAATCTTCAATTTTTATCTCATCTTTGATGTATGACTCGCAAGCTTTTCCTAATGCCTGGTCCACATCTTCCCATTTCTTCTTATCTTCATCTGCCATGCCAGAAGTGTCGATAAGGTCCAGTAAATTCAATTTCATAATCAATCTTGTTTTTTTAGTTTAAAGTTATTGAACATTGACTTGTCGGCTCTTTCTTGTTCAGGTGCAGCTTGACCAAGCTCCGGCCTGAAAGAAGCAAGTGACATTGCCTTTGCTACTATTTTTTGTATCTTTTGCTGTTTAGCGGAACCAATGTTAGAACACAGGGAAGATATCTCATCGTTAAGCTGCTTATATGCCTTATCGTAATCTTCCTGAGACTTCAAACCCAGATATTCCGTCTCTGCATTACAACCGAAAGAGACAACGGAGAATTCATGCAGTTTTACTTCCCTGACTATAAGCGCCTGCCGTTCTTCATCCCATTCGCAATTGTCCCATACATACTGATAACCTATTGAGAATTGGTTAAGTGTTCCGGATTCCAGCTGTTTTATTGCACGATCTCCCAGCTCTATTTCATCAACATAAGCCTCAAAATAAAGTCCCTTTTCATCCTCTCTAAGAAGAGTAGGGAAACCAATCGGCTCATCCATATTATGCATCCACAAAAGGAGAATCTTATCATTTGCATTACTTTCCGGTCCTCTCTCCTGAATACTCTTGGAGAAGCATCCTTTAACCAGGATATCACCCGCCTTATCCTTATTTCCAAATACAGCTGCATAACCGGTTATGATACGTTTTTCAGAATCATACTGGGCTTCCTTAGAATTGATAGAAAAATACTTGTATTGCATTCCTATCTTACCGCTATATTTGCTTTTCATTTCTTTCATAATCGTTGCATTATTAATTTATCACACAGATGTCGTACCTAATGAAGTAAAATTCCCTTTGGGCTTATCCGGATCAATATCCATATATTGAGCAAGCCATATTCGACCTTCATCATGCGTTATATACTGACTCCTTTCAAGACGTTCAAGTGCATCAGCTACCTTGACAATCGCATCCGCCTCGGTCTTTTTATTCGCTTGCAGACATTCAACATCCGTAAAGTCTATCTTAACCAAGACATTCTCCGGACAGATAGAGCGAGTAATGCATTGAGCAATTTTGCGAGAATCCGGAATAACAACATCCTGATAAGCGGAAGTCATGGCAGCTGCCTGATTGTCATATTTCGAATCATCAAAAAGAGAAGGATTAACACCGATTGCATTGGCTATTTTCTTCGTACACCTTTCATCCTCTTCAAACAGCTTTAACTGGGAAGAGTTATAATCAAGGGGAATCCATTTGAGTTTCTTCCGGGTAACAAGAATAGGATATTCTTTATTTACCAATCCGAATTTCTCCTTGAACTTATCCTTAATTTCCTTTTCATCATCGGGTTCCATGGCCACATTTCCCATTTCATCATCATAGTCATTGCATAATATTCCTTTCGGACCACCATTTACTAATAATGTATGGCTGGCGGACATGGAAGCAACCCAATTCGATACAGGCTGTGAAAGGCTATCAGTAGCAGTTTCAAATTCAATGTCTGCATTAAAGCTATTACTGTTAAAAGAGAGAAGCGCATCATATATGATAAAGTATTCATAATCCTGGAATTCGGACTGAATTCCTCCCCATTCAATATATGCCCTGGAAACCACCTCTTCTAATTTATGCTGACGGAAGAACTTACCTGTCCCTTCCAGATGAAATAATTCAGCCGGCAATACCCACATTGCCTTAGGTGTACTGCGGCGTGCCGCCCGGACGACTGATATCGGGCAGTAGCCAAAGGCCTTGAGTGATATTTCAACTTGCTTTATAAAAGATGAGAAGGTTTGTAACGGATTAGGCTGGTTCAACAAATCACGTATGTCGGAATATTCACTCTTTTCATTTCCCTGAGCATCCGTTACATAAGGAACTCCACGGGACATCATCGTACCTATCTTGTCAACAACCGTAAAAAAAGGAGTACATGCAAGTAAAGCCTCAGCCTTATCCGAGTCATTAGTCATGTCATAATCAGCCTTCCAGCGGAAACGTTTACCAAACAGATCAGAGAGATACCAATAATTTCCCGCTGCGTCCTTTTCCACCCGATTTACATTTCCTAACGGAACCGGCACAGATTGTTTCTTGCTTATTTTATTAATAATCCAGCTTTTTGCTCCCATAAAAAAAGAATGATTACCCGTATAGATAATCATTCTCTCCATGCTTAAGTCTTTACGTACATATAAATACCGAGGTACTATATAAGTTCCGTGCAGCTTCACACGGAGACAATGAATTATCAATGCAAACTTAACTTTTTTCTATATCAAAAGCAATAGTTGTTTTCTATATATTTACAAATACCCCATTTATTTCTATTTATGTTCACTTTTGTGCGGAAAAATTTTCGATCTTATACAGTAAGACACCAAAGCGCACAAAGCATTCATTGCAGATTTACGACTGGAAGGATAGTCCAAGAGATCATTTATGAAGTCATGATATCCAAGTCCAGAGTTATAATCAGGATTAAAACGGCAGCACTTCTTGGAATAGTTTATATAAGCCGTTATTCTTTCATCCACATTCGCATTGTCTTTTATTCCCCAGACATTCATTTTATGACCTCTTAAGTCGGACAAAAAATGCTTGTATTGGTTGCTGCATTCAACTATAACCTTTTCAGGAGAATGATCTTTTATGCCTTTAATAAAAGCCTCATCATCAAACATAGTGGTATATAGAATGTCCTTAATATAAATATATTCACTAATAACGCACCGGAGCAGAACCGCCCTTCCCTCACTTTGAGGAAGCAAGTAGCACAAACGTACACCTTGCAATTCAAAATCCGGCTTATAATGAATCAATTCATCCTCTCCTACACTACTTCGTTTACGACTCAAAGAGAAGTCAATGTATTCATTCTTAAATATCTGATATATGACATATCTTAAAGTATCACAGATATGACCATATTTCTCATATGATTGTCCTGTAGCCTTATTCTTTACCTTTGTCTTAAGCATACCGCCATTTACGTCTTTTTTGGCGTTATTATAATCCGTGATTGAATTTCGGCAAGAATCATCCACCACAAAAGACATGCCTCCACCATTAGACAATATGTAGTTTACAAACGCTCCGGTCATCGCCACGCTAGGATTGCTATCCGGAATGCGCTCTTCAACCTGATAGTTCTTCTGCAAGGTTTCAATGAACTTATCCAGGAAAGACCTTTTCTCTTCATCAATCGTATTTCCCGCTTTTGTGCTTGCATCGCCATACAGATAGAGGACATTATCATACGATAAGGTTTTTAAGTATTCTACCGCCAATTCTGCCGCTTTTGTCACAGTATTAAAAGGATCTTCCGCACATATTTCATGAAATTGGCGGATTTGCTTTCTATCTTCCTCATATTGATAGAAAGTCATAGATATATAAGGAAGAACATTGTTGTCTATGGAGATATGCACAGGATATTCATTATTGTACTTAACTTGCGTAATATGGCGATTTGAATCAAACGAATTCAGGAATTCACCTCCCGTCTTTATGCTTCCCCACTCTCCCAAGGCATATACCCTATAGAAGTTATAATCATGATCCTTATACCAAAGATAGTTTGCAATGGTCTGTTTGTCATAATAGCCATATTTCCCGTCCGGAGAGCCGACTACCCAAAAATTATTCCTATATGTAGAATGAAGTTCTAATGTATCAGGTTTGTATTCTTCATATTTACCCGTGCGTTCATTAAATATATTCTGTGATACATTGCTTCGCTTAGAGGTAATTGTACTATACTCTTTCCCCAACGGTTTGCCGGTTATTGAATTCCGAGCCTTGCCAAACATATCGCAAGGCATAGTATTCCATTTATAGGTATCCAGGATTTTTGTTTTGATCCATAAGTCTTCAGAAGTAGGATTAAAGTTACAGATGATTTGAAGGCCCGGTTTACCACGCAAGCGGAAACGGACTTGCGTGAAATCTTCATATTCAAAGTCGGTAGTCTCTTCCATAACTACCCACCTGTAATTGGTTATACTCTTTATCTTCTCCGGATCATCCAGACCGGTAAAATCTATTTTAAGCCCATTATAGCATACAATTGTGTTTTCCTTAAAGGTAAAGTACCTCGCCAGGCAAAGTTTCCTGATTTGCACCTTGAATTCTTCATAGACAGTATTTTTCAAACTTGTAGATACTTTCCTGATAACAAGCGCAGACCCTTCACCTGAAAAAACCGACAAAGCAACTGCTTGTGCAGTAGAAACCGATTTCCCTGAAGAAGAACCGCCCCTATTGAATATATAGCGAATATCCGGATTACGCATGGCATCACGAATATGCCAGAATAGCGGATTAAAAAGCTTATATGAAAAGATCAGTTCACTCATCACCAACTATAACCCGAATATTTAGATTGTTATCACCTATATTCGCTTCCCATCCAAGCATACGGCTAAGACGGCCCAGTGCTTCAATCTTACTATAAAACTTAATTTCAAGCCCTTGAGAAGTGCTTTTGATTGACTGGATACATGACAAAGCTTCATCGGGAATTTCATCAAGCGACTTAATTATAAATTCACCGCTAACAGAATCTCCAATTTGCCTTATATTAAGATTGGCAATATTGGAAAGTATTCGGATGGCATCTTCCTTTTTTATATCCGATTTCCTTTTAGCCTCAGTCTGGAGCTCTGTTACCCTACCCAAAACCTCCCCATTTTTTAAAAGTTCGGACGCACGTTTCCATACGGTTTCATCCTTCCATTTCAATGAGCTCGGATAGGCTCTCCTGTAAGCTTCTGATTGATTTCCACATTCTACGTAATAGTTGCAGAAGTTTTCTTGTTTTGGTCTTAACATAATCTATTATTTTTGCTTTATAAAGATAACTATTATTCCGCTATTTAAAAAGCACAGAACAAAGCATTATAGTTTTATGCGGGATTTTATCATTTTAGTCTTATACCTCTCGTTATTTATCCGTGTAACACACATACGGCATCTTGAAGACTTATATTTATACAACTTCCCTCCACGCTTTATTCGGAAGTCGTAAAATTTATCCAAATAGTAATATCTATGGCAGCGAATACATCGTTTCATTTCACGTCCATTTGAATCATACTTCCTATTCGCAACCCTCCTTACCAACAAGGCACATCCCTTACATTCCGGATCCTTATCCCTATATCTCCTACAATGTGCAAGAGACTTATTGCCACACTTTGCAAATGCGTGGCAATCAATCCTTGTCTCTTTATTCATAATCTCTCTATACTTAAAGCCTTGACATTGTTATACCATTTATTTTCCTTCTGGAAAGCCTCTACTACAAATCGAAGCCTGATAACATCACCTACAGAAAGAGGACTGTCTACAGGACCTTCAAAACTTGTCATTGAGAAACGCATCTTGCTATGGTAACGTTCTGAAGTTTCCATAACATAATCTCGCCTTTCCCAATCCTTGCCATCTTTAGTTATTCCACGTACAGGAGTAAATTCATATAATATCTTACCTTCAGCTTCACATTTCATTTCTTTCGTTGGCATAGCTTTTATTTTTTATTGATATTAATATTATTGTTTTTATCTGCCCCTTAAGTCGGTTACCCGACTACCCTTCGGGCAGTATAGGACAAGTTGCCGAAAACTGTTAAAATCAACACTTTTTCATTATATATTATTGATTATCAATATTTTAACAGCGCACCATATGGTGCTTTTTAATATTTTCGTAATTCACTGATTATCAACATATTACAAAGTTATATTAAAAGGCGTAGTATTCCCTATCTGGAAATAGGACAAAAGCTTATCCTTATATTCCGTCTCAAGAGGACTTATATCCTCAACATACTTGAACTTCTCATCAGGCCAACTACGAGCAAAATTACGGATCGTCTCCCACTGTTTCTTAGTCAGCATACCATCAAGATACATCTTCTTGTACTTTTCTTTATATCGGGCTATACCTATCCAGTTTATTTCACGTGCCTTATCAAGCTGCGAGATCTTAACGCCCTTGACTGCGGATAATCCGCGAATAAATCTAATTTCCGACCAGTCCCTATAAAATATCCTTCCTGTCTTAGACAGAAACAGGCTACTTATAAACTCAGACATAGGCACAGATTGATGCCTGTATATTGTTTCAATCCGCAATATATTGTTACCAATATTATGTCCTTTCTCAGCAGCCTCAAAAGTCTTATCATAAGCCTTAAAGATTTTGCGGAAATATTTGCTTTTCTCGGTAGTTACCTGTCGGTACTCGGAATAATTAGCATCATTCCAAAGTAAACGGCCGGATGCATCCCTCATCATTCGTATATACTCATCAGCAGGACGGGAGAGCTTCATTGTAAGACCTACTTCGTAATAGACAACCACAGCATTCTCCGGCCTTACACAAAGCCTCAGCAATAGTTCTTTTATTGTTCTTACGGCTATTGCAAAAGTTAGTGGACGGCTATTGTCAAGCCTACCTGTTTTACTTTTGGTATATAACTTATGAATCGAACATTTACAACGTAAGGAACTACCATGAATCTCAATAAAACACCCATCAAAGTTGGCGTAGGCGGTAGATTTATAATAGATCTCATCTCCCTCAGTACATTGCTCCAGGTAGTTCCTTAACACAACGGTGTCTATATCCGCAGTGTCTATCGTTGCTTTTATGGTTACTTTATCAAACATTTTCTTTGGTAGTAGTTACATTTACGATTTGATTCCGCTACAAAAGCGTGCGATTTGAATATACTGCACCATACAATCTTCGGCCAGCCTATCGGATCGGAAGAATTAATGCAATTGATGCATTGTATCAAGTCTTCTTTCTGCAATTTAAGCACCTTTGCTGTCTTTGCCGACATATATGTTCAATTAATGTTTAGAGTCATAATCTTCTCGGCTAACAACAGTTCCCTTACCAGTTTTATCAATGATAATGCTTTTGCCATCTATATTAAAAGACGTGCGACACCCATCAGGCAAGGAACAAAGGAAACTACGGATTACAGGAGAATCGGCATTTTTCCCCGTTTTATCTGTAGCTCCATCTTCATCCGGAACAATATATGGGAATACATCCATAAGGGGCGTTTCGGATACTAAAGCGATCTGATAATCCGCCATCGTACCCTTCATACCTTCATCCAGTTTCTTAACAGCATCGCGCAGGTCGGCAGCTTGTACCA